GGACCAAATGAGCAAGGGGCTGATCGAGGTCAAGGTCACGGGCGCCGACAAGGTGCAGCAGGCCGTCCTCGAACTGGCGCGGCGTATCCCGCAGCGCATCGCGCAGGCGTTGCAGGTGGAAGCCGAATTGACGATGACGGAGGCCAAACTGCTCTGTCCGGTCGTCACGGGCGCCTTGCGGGCCTCGGGGTTTGTGACCGAGGCGACGGTCCTGCACGACGACATCGGCGTGTTGCTCGGGTTCGGCGGGCCAGCGGCCCCATACGCGCTCGTCACGCACGAGAACCCGCGCGCAGGGCAGACCGGTGGGGTGTCGCCACAAGGACGGCGCTACAAACGCTGGTCACGCGGCGGCCAATGGAAGTTCTTGGAGCAGCCCGTGTTGGCCCGCACGCAGGGCTTCTCGGCACGTATCCGTGGCTATGCGTTGGGAGAGTTCTGATGGGCACGCTCCTGGCGCTCGATCTGCGCGACTACCTGGCCAGTGGCCTCAGCACGTCAGACACGGTGACGGCGGGCCGCTTGGCCGCGTTCCCAGACCGCCAGATCGGGGTGATCGAGTCGGGCGGGCTGCCCTCGACGCATACGATGGCGTCCGGGCCGGGGCTGGCCGTGATGGAGTGGCCTCGCGTGCAGATTCTCAGTCGCGCCGCGACCTATCAGGCGGCCGTGCAGATCGCGCAGAACGTGCACGGGTTGCTCGACGGGCTTCGAGAACGCACGATCAACGGCACGCGGTATCACTGGAGCGAGGCCGTGCAGCAGCCCTTCATGCTGGAGGAAGACGCGAACAATCGTGTCGTCATCGCCTGCAATTATCAGATCGCGAAAGCGCACAGCACGAGTACGAGCACGTAGGCCGTCGGAGGACAGGACAGGACACGACAGGAGAGGAGGACGGATGGATTGGAAAAACGTCTACACCGGCACCTTGATGATTCGAGGTGTCCCGTATGTGCCGGGAGCGGTGATCCCGGCCACCGCTGACCCGGCGCAACTTGCGTACTTCGCCGCGCAAGGGATCGTGGAGCCGACGACGGCCCCGGCTTCTGACCCGCCGTTGCGCCGGGTCACTCACCCCAAGGCTGTCAACGAGGAGGTAGAGCATGGCGGGTCGGACGAACGTCCTCACTAATGTGACCGTCCTCGTGGACGGACTGAATCTCTCGGGCGTGTGCAACGAAGCCACGGTGAACTATCAAGCCGAGATGCTGGACGCCACCACGTTCGGCCTAGGCACGCGCGTACGACGGGGCGGACTGACGACGTTCTCGTTGGCCGTCAAGGGCTTTGACTTCATGGGCTCGGCCTGTTCGCCGGAGTCGCTGTTCCAGCCCATCGTCGGCTCCTCGGGCCACATGTTCGCGTTCTTCCCGACGACGATCACCGGCTGTGCCGAGTGCGGGTATGTCGGGCGCGGCACCGTCGAGTCCTACTCACCCGGAGGCACGGTCGGGACGATCATGCCGTTTACCACGTCCATCGTCGGGACGGGAGTGGAGGCGTAAATGGCCCTGGCTAAGGGGTTGATCAAGGTCCAGCCGCTCATCTGCGTGCTGGCCTCCTCGACGGGCCTCACGGGCTCGACGGGGCTCTTCGTCGGCGGGACGACCGGGCCGATGCGCGAGACGTTCAATGGCGAGGTGTTCGCCATCTCGACCGCCTGCTCGACGGAACGCCTGGCGTACGCCGGGCTCCACCTCACGTCCTCGGCCCTCGGGGTGGCGTGGACGATGACGATCCAGTCGGCCACCGCCTGCGCGTTTGGGGCGCCGACGACCCGCTTTACCTTCGCCGCGCAGACCTGTGCGGGCGCGCAGATGGCCGCGCCCATCGCGCAACCGAACGCGGGGTCGACCAATGAGCAGTTCTATCGCGGCGTGGCCACAGCGGCGTCCACGACCGACTTCCGTCTGGGCTTGATCTGGGTTGGGTTCGCATAGAGGAGGATTCCGATGGCAACGAAGGTGTACACAAACTCGCAGTTTCTGGTCAACAACGTCGATCTCTCGTCCTATCTCCAAGAACTGACCGTGAACTACGCGGCAGAAATGCTGGACGAGACGGCGATGGGCGACCTCACGCGCGCGCGTATCGGCGGGCTGAAGGTCTGGTCCTTCGCCGCCAAGATGAACGACGATTTCGCCGTGGCGGGGCCGTCGAACACGATCTGGAACCTCGTGGGATGCCAGACCTGTGTCGAGTGGCGCCCGGTGAATGCCTGCTCCACCGCGACGAATCCCTACTACTGGGGCATCGCCGCCGTGGACGGCTGCCCGATGGGCGGGTCCGTCGGGACGCTCGCGCAGGAGTCGATCACGTTTCAGTCGGCCGGGGTGCTGACGCGCACCACGGCGTGTCAGGGCGCGTAGAAAGGGAAGGGCCGTCATGTTGATCGGGAACGTCATCACGAAGTTGGACATCCCCCACGAGACAGGCGAATGGGTGGAGATCCGCAAACTCAACCACAAGACCCTCGCCCGGGCCGCGCAGATGCGGTCCGAGGCGGGGATCTCCTCGATGAAATCGCTGGGCGCAGAATTGCTCACCGCGCTACGGCAGGCACGCGACGACCTGAAAGAGGCGGCCACGGTCGCGGTCTCCCTCGATGCGTACGACCGCGATCTCGTGCTCCAGGGCGGCGTGTGGCGCTGGTCCTATTCGACGCCCGTGACGCCTGAGTCCCTCGGGGATCTCGACGAAGCCACCGCGAAATGGCTCGCGACGGAAATCGTCACGCGCTCCATCGCGCCCGCGGACCCGGTGGCCGTGGGAAACGTGACGCCGCCCTCGACCGTCTCCTAAGCGGGGAGGAGGGCGGGCCGCTCCCGGTGGCGTATCTGGTCCACCGGGTGTGTGAGGAGTTCGGGGTCGATCACGAGCGCGCGGCTCGGCTGATCGAGCGAGACACGGGACTGCTGGGGGAGGTGATGGACGTGCGAGCCTTCGTGCGCGCGTGGGACGCCCGGGCCTCCTATGAGGCGCAGGAGCCGCGACCGGCGCGGGAGCCAGCGATCCCCAAGCGCCTGCACGATCGCCTCGTCAAAGCCCGCGTGGCGCGGTTGATGGCCCTCAAGGGCGGGGGAGCCCTCTGATGGCGATCAATGTCGGGGACATCCTCGCCAGTTTCCGGGTCATTGACGACGCGACCCAACCGCTCGAAGACATCGCTGGGGCGCAAGCTGAGGTCGCGGCGACGCTCACCCGGCTCTCCCAAGCCTACGCCTCGGCCTCCGGCCCCGTCGAAGGCTGGAATAAATTAGCAGAAGAGTTTACCGGGATGCCGCTCGCGGAGCGGGCGAACGACATGGCCTCGGCGGTGGAGGCCATTGGTGGCGCCTCTCGGTTGACGGAGCAGGAGCAGACGCGCGTCAACGCCGTGATGGAAGAGGCGTTGCGGAAGTACGAGGCGCTCGGCATAGAAGCGCCACAGGCGATCCGCGATCTGGCCGTTGCGACAGCGCACGCAGCCACGGCCACAGAAACATTGGGCACAGAGTCTTCCCTGGCTGAGCGTGGCGTGGCGATCTTGACGGGCGGGGTCAAGGCTGCGACGGTCGCCTTGGCGGCAATCGTGGCGGGGGCGACGGCGGCAGGGGTGGCGATTCTGAAGATTGGAGAACACGGCGCGGCCGTTGGGGACATTACTGAGCAGTTTGACAAACTGGCCACAACAGCGGGGATCGACACCACGGCGGCGCTTGAACGCTTGCGCGCAGCGACAGCAGGAACGCTGTCCGATTTCGACCTGATGCAATCGGCGTTGCCCCTGTTGTCAAGTGGGTTCAAGGGGACAGCCGACGAACTCGGCACGATGGCTGAAGCGGCTCGCGTGCTGTCGGAAAGAGGGATGTCGCTAGAGTCTGCGCTTGGGATTGTCACGTCAGCCATGACGACAGGGCGCACGCGCGCGTTGTCCTTGCAAGGTGTCGTCATTGACATGCAGGGGGCGATGAAGGATCTCAGGGATGCCACACAAGAAGAAGGGTCGGCGGTCGAAACGTCAGCCTCGTTGCACGTCAAGCAGCAGGAAATCCTCAAAGGGCTGAAAGGGCTGGTCGTCGAGAACGGCGCGGTCATGGACGACTTCGCCGACACGACCGATCAGGTGCGCGTCACCTTCGCCAACTTCTACAACGAGTTTGCGCGGCGCCTCTCGGAGAGTGAGGCGCTGTCGACGGTGTTCGATCGCATCAGCAC